AGAGGATGCACCGCGTGAGGCTTGCGGCTTGCTGGTTGTCGTCAAAGGCCGTCAGCGGTACTGGCCTTGTAATAACGTCTCAACAGAGGATGACTTTTTCATCCTTGACCCGCTCGACTATGCGGCGGCTGAGGACACTGGAACGATTCTTGCCATAGTTCACAGCCACCCGCAGACACCTGCAGTTGCTAGTGAAGCGGACAAAATGGCCTGCGAACAGTTCGGCCTGCCTTGGCATATCGTCAGCTTGCTTGACGAGCGTTGGTGTCGTATCAAGCCTTCTGGCTATGAAGCCCCCTTGGTAGGGCGTGAGTGGGTGTGGGGCGTATCCGATTGCTGGACGCTTGTTCGTGACTGGTATCGACAGACGCTTGGCATCAAGTTAAGGGACTGGCAACGGCCTGCCAGCTCAGAGCTGTTTCGTCAGTCTCCGATGTTTGAGGAGTGTTTTACAGAGACGGGCTTTGTCGAGACGGATTCTGCTGAGCCCAAAAAAGGTGATCTGTTGTTTATGCGGTTAGACGGTTGTCGTGGTTTGAACCACGTTGCGGTCTATATCGGAGAGGGCAAAATGCTGCATCAGTTGCAAGGCAGGCTGTCGTCTAGGGATTATTGGGACGGGTACTGGCAGAAAGTCACAGG